AACTATTCCAGATCATAATCTCTAGAGGACATAAGGACTTACAAGGCAGCACCGGAAATTACTGCACCAATAATGAGCGATAAAAAATGAGCGCACCACATTGGAGCTCAAAGCCGAAATCAATTTACGTGGCAATTGCCATTACGAAGGATATTGGTTAGAGTAGCCGCCCTCAAAACGCGCTGTATAGGTCGTTGAGTAAGTTTTAGGAAGCTGCCCGAATGGCTGTTTCTAAGGCTTTGCCGGAGAAAGCGTCCGCAGGACAATAACGAGCACGCAGGCGTGCGGTCCTGACGCTCGTAAAACCATCTAAAAGTGCACAAGAAACGATTTTGGTGAGGTGTCCGAGTGGCTGTTTCGGAGGCTTCGCCGGAGAAAGCGTCCGCAGGACGATAACGAGCACGCAGGCGTGTGACCCTGACGCTCGTAAAACCATCTAAAAATGCACAAGAAACGATTTTGGTGAGGTGTCCGAGTGGCTGAAGGAGCACGCCTGGAAAGTGTGTAACGGGTCAAACTGTTCGAGGGTTCGAATCCCTCCCTCACCGCCATTATCAACTCAAAAGCCCTGTTTTTACAGGGCTTTTTTGTATCTCGAATTTACCAAAACAGCCAATGAAACCGTCAAATTTAGGCCCCTACCCGGCTCTACCCAATTAACGGGGGATGGCACTCATCAAACCCCGTTAATGATGAAGAGCCCCCACCCGTCACATTGTTTGGTACTTCTTAAAATTCTCAGCCTGCTCAAAGATCTCTTTGTAGACCTCATCCCTGTAGCGCGCCGAAAAAATCGCGACAGCGCGCCAAATACTACACAACCACCTAAACAGCCTCCAACCTCGCTTCTGCAGTATCGAAATTAGCCTTTTCCATCTCGCAACCAATGAAGCTTCTGCCAGTCCTGATCGATGCCACACCAGTCGTCCCGCCGCCCATAAACGGATCTAGTACCAATTCGCCCTTCCGCGTGCTGGCGGTAACTATATGCTCCATCATCGCAAGGGGCTTTTCGCACGGGTGTTTGCCTGGATAGAATTGCACCGGCTGGCATACCCACGCATCAGTAAACCAATCACGGCCGTCTAGGTCAAAATACCGCTTGGCCGGTTTGGTCGCATCATTTATGAGGGCATCACACTGGGCCTTAACCTCTGAATAAGACCGATTTAAACCGCCGTTAAACAACTGTTGAAGCTGCTCATATTGCGCCTCAGTTGGCAGCCGCCACTGCGATCGACCAAACCAGTGTCCTGCCATTTGAACACCTAGCGCTCGATCTACGTCTGACTGACTTAAACCGCTTTCCGCGAGCGCATCCCTCAAGTAGATAATCACCGGCTCGCAAGCCTCAGCTATTGCCGCATGCTGCGCTTTGGCTTCGGAGTACTCCCGCTGGGTCGCAAATATAATGCGCTCGGTGGCGGGGAAGTAACGTCGTAGGCTGGCACGATGTTGCCTCTTATGCATGCCTGTGGGCTTGATCCACACAATGTGATTTTCGACCACCATGTGCTTTGCAATCATTCGCTCGACACTGGCAGCCATTTTTGGCCCCATAAACATATAAAGACCGCCGGTTGGCTTAAGAACGCGAACGCACTCGATGACCACCGATTCAAGCCAGTCTAAAAAATCTTCCTGACTTGCCCACTGATTATCCCACGCATCAGCTTTCACTCGGAAGTAAGGCGGGTCTGTCGCTACCAGATCGACGCTATTTGATTCCATCTCGGCCAATACGGCCAGACAGTCCCTGTTGTGTAATTTGAACATGACGGGCACCTTCCGTGGCGCTCTGGGCGCTCGCGGTGCTCGTGGCACTCATATTGTTAAAGAACTTGCACCGAGGGCACTTGGCCTCAATGACGGTAAATATCGCTTTTACAAGCAACCGATTACACCGGCTACATCGTATTTCCTGCATGTGAACCTCCACTAAAATCTGGTAGGCTCCCTTTGCTCGACGTCGAGCGGGGCAGCCTTGGCTCACAGTGCTTGCTACTGTGGGCGGGCGGTTCGGTGTTAGCGCACCGTGCCACTCGCTGTCTCTTTACTTTTAAGCACCATGATCACGGAGGATCACATGCTTATACTTTCCGTACGAACTGGCGAAAGCGTCTACATCGGCGATGACACAACTATCACTTTAATCGCAAAGCTGACCGGCGAAGCTGTGCTAAGGGTCGACACCGAAAAGGTCATTACGATTGAGCCGACCTTGGTTGCCGAGGATTAAGCACAGTCACGGGTCTTTTCCTTTTCTAATATGGCGTTTAGTGCGGGTTATTTGAAAATATCGGTCAGCCAGTTCCCAATCGCTGTCAGCTGCGCAGGGCCTGGGTGGTTGTAGAAGTTCGCGTTACACATACTCTCCGCCGAAAGCCCAGAGAAGCCATTCGCACCAGCCTCCTCAATAAACTGTGTTGAAATATATGCTGACCCACTTTTCTGTGCTGCTAACCATAAGCGCTGGTTACACTTAGCCCAACTAGTGTCTGATTCACGCCCGCCTTGAGAATTAATGCGCGGACACCCTATGATTATGGTCTCCATACCGACTGCCTGACACGCATCTGCTATTTGTATCACGTTAGCAGTAGTTGCCCCAGAGGCTATTTCATTCATACCAAAGGCTATTATCGCTAAATCAGCCCCGCTGCCAGCCAGCGCCGCTAGCCTTAGCGGATTAGTGCCGCCCTTATCATTCCCTCCGTTATCGTAGTTTCCTGAGTGGGATCCGCCGATAGCATAGTTAAGATAAGTTACATTACAGCCGTGGTTCTCAAAGTGGCTCACCAAGCTCCAGTTCCAGCCTAGTTTAGTATGTATCTGGCCACCGCCGTCATCAAAATCATAAAGCTCGATACTGTTATAGGTGTCAGCTGGGTAAGCTGCAAAGTAGTTATCTGGTATATCCCTTGTTACGCCATTGGGCGTGTCATACGGTACCCCGCCAGCCTGTATTGCGGTAATAGAATCTCCAGTAGCTGCAATAGTGACAGCGGCGCCACTGTGCATCTTGGCAATACTCTTTGGCAACATCCGACGGTTATAATCACGTAAGTTCTGTTGCTCCTGCTCATGGCCCTTGCGCGTGCCATAGAGCCAGTTACTCAACTGGACGATCTCGGATCGCTGACCAGAAACAAAAGCATGTGCTAGAGGAACTTTTCCACCGGTCAGCGTCGGTAGGTATTCTTCAGGATCTGTGACTCTGTTTGTGCCCTGCACGACTGAAACCGCTCCTGTGAAAGGCTCAAGTTCAATAAGGTCATAGCGTGCCAGACTGTAGGTATAATCAATTGTTACAGCAAAGTTTGGAGTATTAATCAACCCGTAAACCTTACCCCCAACATAGATAACTTCATAATCCACACCCTCAGTCAGCACTTGAGAATCAGAGACACGGGTTACTACAACATTGTCGATGTAACGATAAGCCAGCTGCTTGTTTACATTAATCAGATTGCGAGGCTGAATATCATATTGCAGGTTCGCACTCTCAGAATTCGATCCAGACGAAGGAGCCGCTAGTAAGACATCCTGCTCCGGCACAGTAACTTGACCGATGCCGGAAGCGTAGTATGTTGTCTCCGGAACAGTAACGGTTAGCACACTGGATACAGGGAAAATATCTGGATCAGCGTGACTACGTTGCAATACTTTTGCACTGCCCTGAGCGGTGTTAGCAACGTATCGCTCTGCATACACTTCGTACGCGATTGCCGAAAGGTTGCCAACCGCAAAATAACTAGAGCCACCATTTGATGTATAGTAGCCGCGCGCCCAATACGGCGTCTCAGGCAAAGTTTTGTCTGACTGACCTATACCTAGAAGGCCGTCCGTAGCTTCGACTTTGAGGAAATAGACATATTCCGGCGTCAATGTGCCAGCAGTGCTAATATCGAATAGCACTTTCTTTATGTCTGGCTCAGTTAATCCCAAATCGGCGGGAGTGTACGATGTCTGTATAAGGTACTCGTCGTTTGTACCAGCGCCGGGAGTGGCCTCGGGGTCTGAAAACGGGCGGCGGATAAACTCGAATTTAATGCTTGTATTGCTAGCTCCGTCTTGTAGCCATATTGCCGCGGTAGTAGCCTCGAACACATTTACCGGCCGGAAGCCCACAGCCCAACCATAGAAATCCGCACTTGTCGTATTCCAATACGACCCAGTAAACGTGCGGAATAGTCTTATATACTCCTCAACAGTGAATGCCTCAAGCAAGCCGTCCAAAATCTCTTTGGTCACTGAGGGAGCGTAGCCTACGCAATCGGCTTTAACGATTTTTGTACTGCCGGGACTCACATACCCCCACCCAGTACCTCCGGACGCGATAAAAACTCCTCGCTGGGTGTCAGTGTAGCTATCATTTTCCGCCCTCCATATACCAAGGCCAGACTGTTGCTCCGATGCGTCCAGCCCCTCTACTGTAAACAAGTAGCGTTTACTAGAATCAACAATAAATCCAACAGGGAAATCCACTACTGTAGTTGCATCATTCAATGCTACCGGAATAATTTCGTCGCGGATTTTTTTCCAGTTAAAAATCCCAGCAACAGAAAAAGTCGGGAAGTCCTCATAAATTGAATACCGCACTTTTACAGTCTCGGGAGTTTGATAGTTATTGAGGCCGAACTGTATAGTGTGCACGTACGCGTCGTCGGTGAAGTCCTTGAACACACCCCACGCATCGAAGTCCGTTGCCTTCCACGTAAACTCAGTTTCCACTAACCCGCTAAAAGCATCCTCTGCTATGGGCAACTTCTGATTTCCGGCACTCGTAACAAGCGAGGAAAGTATACTCTTGTGGATCTCTGTCTCATCCTGCAACGTATCCGCTACAACAGCGATGCAATCAATAGCAATACCAGAATTGGTTGAATCCAGCGGCACCCAATTACCTGCAATGTTGATGTAATAACCCTGCAGTTCCTGGGCTGACGCGTCAGTAGTCGAATTAGACATACAGCCAAGCGTAACTTTTACGCCACTGTTAAGTAGCGTAATTTCTGCTAAGTACCATTTATCTGGGGAAACATCTAAATCGACGTCAAACAGCATGTGAATTCTTTTCGCTGTGCCGTCGGGAGACGCCGGTAAGCTCCCCTTATCAATGGTTGTAATTAATTTGTCACCTTCAGCCACGTCAGGCACACCGTGGTAGGTGCTGGTCTTCAGACGCGAAAAGAGCTGTAATCTAAGCGTGTCACCGTTGTCCAAACCATCAAGCCAAAAAGACAATTTATCAACGTGGCTGTAGTCTGAATACTCAAAGCCTGCAACATAGCCTTTGAAGCCCGTGCTGGAAGGCCAACCGTTTTTCCTTGGCAATACCCCCTCGAAGGTTTTGACTTCCAAACTTTTCTTACTTAAAGCATAGGCGTTAGACGCATTAAGTTTTCCGCCTAAATTAAATGAGTCTTGGATCAATGCAGCTGCCGCAACTGTGCGACCAGTAAAAGTGGCGACAGGGCCATCTTCTACAAGCCAGATATCATAGACACCATTAGCAGACGTGCTGGGTATACCGAAAAATCCGTCGACATCTCTGTTAGGCGCGCTAGTCAATGAAACTATTGCCCCCGAAGTACCTGCAACGGAGTCGATATCGGCACTGAGTGCTCCAGTATAGTTCTTACCTGAAGATTGGACATAAGCCTCGGTGAGCACGTTGCCCGAAATGACAACCACCAGTTTCCCATTCGAGCCTGTCGAGCCAATTACTGGTACTGTGTACTGCCCATCTATACCGCCAGATCCCGAAGCCATTATCGCTACAGTCTTAACACCATTACTAAGTGCATCTGCTGTCGATTGATAAATCTCTCGAGCATCTATAGAGATACTCGCCGCCGTTTCAGCCCGTTCCGCCTCAGCACTAATAAACGCTGACTCCGCAACAGAAAGCGTTAATGACAAAGACCAATCAGCGAAGGTACCAGCCCCAGCCGACTTATCAGCCGAGATAACAAGCTCGCCGGTTTCCACGTCGTAGCTGCTCACTTGGCCAACAATGTAGTTTATTGGTGATGCTGTGCTCGCCGCTATCACGAACTGGCCAGCGGCAAATGTAAGGTCTGGCTGTACGATGAATGTTTTAGGCCCACTCGTATCGACGGTGTTTTCTGTTGTCGAAGTACTTGCAAAGCCGAAGTTTTGAAATAGGTTTAGGATCTCTGCCCGCAAGCCGTTCATCCCGCTACCGAAGCCGGGCAGCTCTTGCATGAAGGTTTCCATGCGTTCATCGAAGTTTTCGAGATCTTGTTTGGATGGCAGTGGGGTCGTTAATTCAGGGACTTCAGGCATCGTTCATACTCTCTATATTAAGTACTGCTTGTGAATATTTACCGCGCTTAATGGTTGTGTAAAATCCGTCGTAGTAACCAAACATGGTCATGGTTTCAAACAAGCCTTTGGCACCAATCCATAGCGCTGGGGTTTGACGGAATCTAGCAGCTTTCATGAAGACGGAATCAAAGATGGCGTTGTCGATCATTACCGTAACTTCCATGCGACGACGGAAACCGCGCTTTACAAAATTGATGACGCCGAATTGATTTTCCTGACGCTCACCCAGATCGATTAGCCGGATCTGCACATCGTATTGAGCAAAGCCGAATGTGGATTTTCGGCCCATAACAAAGTAGCCCCAGCTCACAGCGCCACCGTTTACTGTGATCGTATAAGTTGAGCCAACTACTGGCGGGATGTCGGTGGCTATGACTTGGGTTTCAAAGAGATTTTCACCGAAGAACCAATCGTAAAAGCCGGTGACTATGGCGCGGTTTTTAAGCTCGAGCGTTTCGTCATAGTAGGTGCCGTAGCCAGAGCTGGAAGCCTGGATTCTTACCGACGTCGCGTAGAGTTCAGTGAGTGCGATGGTGTCGATACTGTCTCCAGTAACGACAAAGCTTATCGGGCCAAGTCCGGTAACCGAGGTGTTGCCAGCGTCGTCAAACGCGGCCCAGCGATTCGTCGGCCCAACTTCTAGCCAGGCAACGCCCAACGTCTCGATGGGATTATTCTCAAAATTAGCGTCAATGACCGATTCGTAAATTTTATGTTGCGCGGCAATGATGACCCTTTGTTTTGCTGCGTAGGTTTCTTCTACATCCCATTCAGGGTGATCGGTTTCGGGGATATCGTGCGACACCAATTTGGCATCAGTGATTTTTACGCGCTCAACAACGGTAAACGGGAGCTGACTCATACTCGCTCCTTGATGTACATCGCGTTGTTACCGTTCCAGCGCTCAAAGTAATTGGCCATCTTTCCTGTGTGACCCGCGATCGCGTTTTGTCCATCTCGCTGATCGTTGAGTAACTGCGCAAGCTTATCGTCAACACGGCGCATTACACCCAGCAACTCAGGGTCGCTACCAAACGTAATCCGGGCAGCGCCTGAGGTATCTATCTGTGATTGCGGTATGGCGATCGCACCGCCAGAAAGTTGGGTGCGAATATCTTTGAGGACGTCGAGCTGCTCACCGGCGATATCGATTGCCGATCGGGGATCGATCAAATCGGCAACTGAAAACGCAGCTGATGAAACTGACGCGACGATGCGTTTATAGTCCAGCTCAGTTTCTGCTGTATTGGCTGCTTGACTGATAACACTTTGGCCAACATTCACCACGTCATTAACGCGGCTTAAATCGCCGTTTACGATTGAATTAATCAGTTGTTGATAATCAGCCTGGCTTGCAGCTAATTGCTTTTCAGGAGAGAGCAAGGCATTGCTAGCGCCGATCGCAAAGTCGCGCAGACGTTGAGCGGCCGCAGACAATTCATCAACGCTGTCCACCATGCCCAAGAGTTCATCGGTGAATGGTTCAAGCCCCGCTTTTTGCACATCGGTCAGGCCGCCAAACAGCGCCTGCAGTGCTTCAATGCCGCCTTGTGCGGCCGTCTCAACGATATCGATATTCAAGCCAACAGCGGCCAGCGCATCGCGCAATGGCTGCATGCCATCAGCAATGCCTAAATCGGTATCAAAGGAATAGGCCGATTCAGCAAAGTCTTCTAATTGGGTGTAGTAATCATCCAATAGATCGCTGGCACCAGTGAGCGCGGTAAAGGCTTCTTGGTGTGCAAGCGTAGATAAATCTAAGCCAGCCACGTAATCTTTTAATGCTTGAGTACTTGGCGGTAGCGCAACATCAAGTCGGTCAAACAGGCTAGCAACATAGCCTTGGGTCTGAGCAAACTTCTCGGCGTCAGTGAGTATAAAGTCAGTAAAGCTGCTAACGTTGCTAGCAAACTGTTCAAGCCCACCCGCAGCAGTTGTTAAGCCATCTGCTATTTCCAAGGTTTGCTCAGCAGACCATCCAGCAAATGACAAACCCAATGTCGCAGCAGCGTCGTTAAAAATAACTGTTTGCGTGGCAACACGGGCCAAGGTTTCAAACAAGCCCTCGCCAACATTTTGAAAATTAATGAGTGACGGTATAACAGATAAGGCCACATCATCAGCAAAGGCACTTAATACAGACTCAATTTCTTTCTGCGCGTCTTCAGCTGATAAGCCCTTGGTTGAAATACTCAGACCAGCAAACTGATTAAGACCAGCAGTACTTCCAACTCCTAGCAGATCAACGGCCGCAAATACAGACTCATAAATGCTACCGATAACTTGTCCGAACTGGCCTGATATCTCAGCCCCTAGCGACTCAGTTTTGGTGCTGTAACTAGTTTTGGTGCCACTGCCCAGCTTGCGTTTTTTGGTGCGTATCTCTGCGTAAGCAAAAGCGTCAACAATACCGCCATCGATAATGTCAGCTACGTTGCCACCAAGGATCTGCAAACCCTCGTCAACTTTAGTAGACTTTTTACTGCTGATACCAGATGCAATACTGCTGAAAGCGCCGAACGAAATCTCGTCAATTATTTTAGTAAATTCTTCATCTAAGCCCAGCGCCTTAAGACCAAGTACGCCGACTGCGCCAACACCACCTAAACCAACCCCAAGCATTCCCGCGTTATATGCAGCATCACCAGCACCGCCTTGCGAATATCCAGTTTGCACATCGACTAAGCCACCAGCGAAATCAAGTTGGCGTCCAAGCAAATTACCCAGCCCAGCAATGTTTGCATTAAGCGTGCGCAGCTCAATGAGCATACCTGTGCTGACTTGCAAACCTTGAGACAGATGATCTTCCATCAGCGCTAATGCTTTGCTCGCACTTTCTGATTTCGCTGATGCATCTCCAAGCACGCCACCAGTGCCTTGACTTTGCTGAGCCCGCTCAGATGATGATAGGCCGCCACCGCCACCAGAGCCGCCAAAAATACTGACGCCTAAAGCGCCGATCGCTGCAATCGTGGCACCTAATGCGGCGATGTTAAGAGGGAATGGTAAGCCGACCATCGACGATACAGCAGCAGCCACGCCAGACGAGGCGGCTTTAACACCGTCAGCCGCAACGTGAGCAACTGTCTCGGCTTCAATTAAGCCGAGTTTCACGCCCAAATTGCTAATAGCAAATGCTAACTCTGCAGCCCTAAACACCTGCTCAGCTTTTTCAAGATTTTTGTAGCCGCTAGAACCCTCATCAAAAAACTGTTTGCTCGATGCGGCCATGTCGCCGTACAAACCAACTTGCGCGGTCTGATATTTAATAGCGGCTTCGCCACGTTTCTTTTCATCGGCCTTAGGATCTTGCAGCGCTTTATTATAAATTTCCTGAACATTAATCAGTTCACCAAAGCCATCAACAAACGTAGCCAATGCTTTAGATGCATCGTTAAAGCCATCAACTAGGCCGTCGCCAATACTGGCATTTAAGAAGGCATCCATTGCGCCTTCATTAGCTTTTGCCAACGCCATCGCTTTTTCAGATGCCTTTTCCTGCCGCGCTTCTACATCAGCCAAAACATCGGCCTCAGATTGATAACCGTCAAGAATACCTTTCTGCTCACGCTGCTGGCGCATCAGCGCTTGAGTCAGCGTGTCGGCATGTGAATATGCGGCGATGAATTTTGCGTCTTCTAGTTCGTAGCCCAATGCCAACAGAGTATTTTCTTGAGCAACTACTTGGATTTTTTGTATTAATGCTTCAGTGGCGCTATCAATTTCACCTGCAGATTCGCCATCGATGCCACCAACAGGTTTATTATTATTTTTATTGCGCAAATCAAACAATGCTTGCTCAACAACCTTAAGCCGCTTCATTTGATCTGTTACTTCTGACGTTGCCGATGTCGCATCTTTAATGACATCAATCGTGTCATTCCACGGGTTCAGCCTATCCAGTGTTGACTGGCTTGCTATTGACTCCTGTGCTTGCCGATCTGCCTCCGCCGATGCGTCTTGTAGCTCCATTAACTTGGCGGTCATTGATGCAATCGTTTGCTCTAATTGCGCTTCACCCAAGCCTTCAAGTGATTTAGACAGCTTATTGATATTAGATGTCGCCAGCTCCGCCGGGGCCGAGACTAAACCAAGGTTATCCTGCAGGGTGTAGATCCCAACTGCAGCCAAAGTTGCCAAACCGATTGGGCCACCAACTAAAGCAAGAGCACCATTCAATCCACGAGCGGCTATACCAGCGGCCGTTGCCGCCCCCGCGTAAGCTGCAGTCGTTGAGTTGACAGCGGCTTGGGTGCTAACAACCCGCATATTAGCTGCAGCCAAACGTGTTCCTGCAGCGGCCCGAAGATTAAAGGTACTGGCAACAGCAAGCGAACGCTGGGCGGCGAGCTGATCTTGCACAGCACGATGAAGGGCCGATTTAGCCAGGGCTACTTCAGACGCTAATAGCTTATTGTTAGCTACCCACTTTGCATTAGCCCCTGCCGCAGCAGTTACTAAAGCAGCAACTAACCTACCGCCAATTACTCCAGCGACAATCGTTGTAACATCACCGACAGTATCAAGGTTATCGCCAAGGCTTCTGACCAAGCCCGTCAAATCTTGCACACCGCCGCGCATATTATCCAACGCACCGGCATCGCCGATCGCCAAGAACACACCTTCAACAGATGACAAGAATTCCAGCCAATCGCCTTTCAAATTATCAGAAAGCGTATCGGCCATACGCTTAGCCGCACCTTCGCTGTCGTTAATTTTTTGGGTGAGGGATTCAAGCTGTGGGATCTGTTCTGTGAGCGCGAGTATTGCTGGGCCACCGCGATCACCAAAAATAGTTAACGCATCCGCAGCACTGAGATTAGCGTTTTTAAGTTTAGTAACCACCTCGGTAATGCTGTGGGTTTTAGGATTAAGCTCATCAATAGACAAACCCATTGAGGTCAGTAATCCAGTCGCTTCTTTCGTCGGATTCGCTAACGACGATAGCACTCGGCGAAGGCCGGTACCGGCGCTGCCACCTTGTATGCCTGCGTTAGACAAAGCGCCGATCGCAGCTGCAGAGTCCTGCATTGAGATATCAAGCGCAGCTGCTACAGGGCCTACAAACTTCATGGCCTCGCCCATTTGCGAGATATCAGTATTAGCACTAGCAGCGGTGGTCGCTAATGCGTCGGCAATCTCGGTAGTACGCGAAGCCTCTACATTAAATGCCGACATAATGTTACTGGTAATGTCAGCTGCAGCACCCAGTTCTAAACCTGCAGCAGCGGCTAGGTTTAACGCTGCCGGCATTGCTAAGATTATTTCATTAGTTTCAAATCCAGCCATACCCAAAAAGCGCATACCTTCAGCTGCTTGGCTAGCGCTGAATTTAGTGGTTGAGCCAAGCTCTTTTGCAACGGCCGTCATTTCAATAAGCTCGTCGCGGGTAGCGCCGGTCACCGCTTTCACACCAGCAATCGAGTACTCAAAATTGCCTATGCTAGAAATAGCATCGCTGCCAATTCGGTACACACCAATGGCCGCAAGCACGCCGCCAAATGCCCGCGCCTGACTGCTTACAGAATTAAACGAGGTAGCAAGCTCGCGATTTGTCTGAGAGGCAGCAACAGATGAACGGGTATTACTATTTACATCACGCTCTAAATTGTTAACAGCAGTGCGCGTGCCATCCAGACCGCGCACAACAAGCTGGTCGCCTTTGAGTTCAAGCTGTAGTCCAAATTTAACGTTGCTCATCTCTCAACTCTGCAAATGCTTCCAGGGCATGATTTTGTAAAACCGTAATGTCTCGCCAAAGCTGGTCTGTATCTTCTTCGTCAAGGGCGCGGCATTCCGGCATGTGGCGTGCGCGTACTTCTACTTGATCCCAACGCATCCCCATTCTTATCACTTCGCCTAGCGGGCTAATCAGGCTGTCCCATTGCCGACTGCAAGCAAGGAACAAACTAAACACCGGCCAGTTGCACTCCATGATTAAAATGCCTTCCCTGGCGACTTCATCCTCCTGATCCAGCCAGGCAAGGTCTTCTTCACTTGCCCCTAATTTTCGGTACTGCTCGCGCACACGGCCGGTGTCAGACACGGTGCGCCAATTGCCATTTAGTTCTCGCCACCCGCTTGCCCAACCACGGGCAAGGTCGCGGAGTTTTTTAGGCGTGCTTCTTCACCTCCCTGACTTTCCTGGTGGGCTTTCATCACCGCTTCGCGAATCATCTTCTGGCCGAGCAGCTGCAGCTTCACCTCTTCGCTATAGGACAATGGCTGTCCGTCTTCACCGGTCAGATCCTCACCCCAGCCAAGCCAGATGTCGGCATACAATTCGATTTGATGATTGGCAATAACTTCAGAGGTGCGCAAAGCAGAGACGTCACTTGTTTCTGACTCAGCCTTGAACTGATCTATTTTTTCCTGCGCTTTGGCCAGCAGCGCATTCGCTTCTGCGTTAGACAAATGTTTGAAGTGACCAGTAAAACGATGGGTGTCAAATTCGCCTTCACCGTCGGCATTCATCACTGGCACTTTTACATCTACCGGCCAGTGATAGCTTTTTAACAATTTGATCGAAAAACCTGAATTCGCTTTGTTCATGAGTACTCCAATTAAAATTTAACAGGCTGTTAATGCCTGTTTAATCGCCGCGCTTGCCGCTGTGCTTTTCGCACTGCTTTAGCCATGCGGTTCGCTTTTTGTTTACGTCTAATCGGTATGCGGCGGGCGTGATCCGGGTAATACCAAAGCGGTTCACGCTCCATCCGGTAATGAATAGCGGGTGGCGCTGAAGCTGCCATCAGTGCCACCCCTAAAACCAAGCCTGCACGCCGCATTACAAATGCGCGAAGGTGTAGTCGTTACCTTTTGCCGTAGCGATCACATTGCAACTCAATGTCAGCATCGCAATGCCTTTCTCAAAACCTCGCTCCACGTTTGCCACCTCAACTGCAGGAGCCGCAAACTGGAAGATCCGGCCGTCATGAGTCACATCAATGCCGTGCTGCATGCTGAATTCGTCAACGGTGTTGGCGCGGGCGATTTCCCACCAGTTGTCTACGCCCACATCTTCCTCACGGAATTTCACGCTCATGGTGGATTTGCGGCTGGACTGCACTATTTCTTCTTGACCAATAAGCGCCAAGTACTCCGCTGGCATTGCTTGAGCAAAGTCGAACGTCGCACCGTTCAAAGCAACACCATGCAGGGTAAAGTCTTGCACCGTGGCTTTTGTCCAGGGCAGCGGCTTGAGCACACCCGCAAAGTTAATGCCGGTCAGCCCGCCAATCACTTTTTCTGGGGCCTTATACAGACCAAGGCCGCTGAACTTCAGCATAGGCAAACCAGTGCTACTAAATCCGAATGAAATAGATCCGCGCACCCCAAGCAAGGTGTGCTTATGTTCACCAACCATGTAGAAGATAGTGCCGCTGTCCTGGTCACTAGTGGCCAGAGTGTAATCAACCGAGGTGTCCGCCGTGACCACACCGGCGTGTGAACTGATCTCGTAAACCGCACTGTATGCAGGTGCAACACCAGCTTCACCAGACGCGTTTAAGTAGATGCTGAATTCAACACTGCAATACGTGTTGATTCGAGCACTGCCTTGATGGCCCAAAAACCCGACCATGTTATTCAGCTCTGCAACATCGCCCTCCAGGGCGCGCACGGTAATGTCATGCACTAACAAGGCATTGGCTCCAGTGGGTGCTTCTTCCGTGCCGTAGGTGCTTTCTACTTTAAGCGCGATGGTTTGCTCTTGTTCTCTCAGCAGTATTGCCGTCATGATTATTTAGCTCCTGTGTTTGCGCCAGGCACGGCGGCTTTTGTAGGCTGGCGAATCAGACCCATTGCGCCGGTCTCAGGGTTAAACGTGTAACGACCGCCACGCGTAACTTTTTGCAGCTGCTCAGCCGTAGGTCGCACTTTCTTTTTCGGTGCATCTGCAACTTTGGTGGCGCTGACGGAATCAATTGTTTTGTCGGTTTGTTTAGTCACTGCTAGGTTCCTCGTAGCGATCAATAATGAATTCGTCTTGGTGCCAATGCGCGGCACCGGCAAAATCAAATAGTGCTGACGGGCCCCGCTTGAATTGGGTTTCAAATCCGTCAGGCTTCCAGCCGTATAAGGCGTCCTTAATCTGCTTGCGCACCAAGTCCATTTTTAAGTTGGTCTCGTCACCCATGCGATCATTGGCAACGCGCACCACGGTAATAACGGCTATGTGGTACACCACGTTTTGCAGAACACCGTTACCCACGTCATACAAATCTTTCTGCGGCACTTCTCTTAGCGTGACGACAAATGCCGATGGCGTTTGCGGCGGTGTTCGCAACTCACTTCCCTGGCGCAAGTTGGCAAACCCAGCTGCGCCGTATACCTTTTTCAATTCGCTGGCCTCACTGCGAAGCCTTGTTTCAACATCGCTACTCAGCATCAGATAAAGTCCTTGCTGTTAGCGCGACCAAAAGTACGGCCGTCAGATACCATTTGCGGTAAACCACCAGTCATGGGTGGCTGTTCACTGTCAGCGCCCAGGCTAACTTTGCCCACGGCAACGTGTTCTAAAAACTTAAGCACTTCGTCGTAGGGCTTTTGCACTTCGTCGGGTTTGTGATTGGTGTAAAGGTTGTAGCGCGCAATCACACAGGCAACCCGTTCAAGCACAGTCGGCACCGGATCGAATGGCATGCGGTCGCGGTAGCGCTTTTCCAAATAGCTGTCTATCAGTGCGTCGGCATCGGCAATCGCCTCATCGACGATATCTGCATTCACTGCATCTGCGCCGGTGCGATCAGTAAGCTGGATTAACTCAGCAACACTGTAGCGACGTTCAAGATCAGCCTGGGCGCAATACATTACTCAGCGTCTCCGGCCGCAATGCTGCCATCTTCTACAAACAAGTTTGGCTCTAGACGAATCGCCTCTAACTGCGCCTCGCTTAGCTCACTAATAGCAATGTCTTTAACTTTTTCAGTGAACTTAAAACCGGCACGGTAAAAATGCTTAGGGCGCGACCGTACAAAAATGACTTCCACTTGCTCGCCTGACTCACCGTTATCCGGTTTCGTTTCTAGTGAAGAATTAATCGCGATGTTTGCCGCGCCAACCACAGCTACAGATTTAGCGTCTTCAGTTGCTTTACTGTCGGCCACATCGCCAGTGACAGGCGCAGTGGTTTCAATCTTTTCAGCTTTGGTTTCTGCGCCAGCGGTTTTAGCCGCTGCAGGTGCTGATACTGATGCCGCTGTTGCGGTGGGTTTCTTTCTGGCTGCCATGTTAATTTCCTACATTCATTACTGGTTTAAAAAGGGCCGGGGGAACCCCGGCCAATCGTCCCAGGCGGGTATTATTAGCCTGCGCCAGTGCTGCCCATGCAGAGCTGCCAGAATCCGTAGCCACCTGCACAGCGCGCTTCTGCACCAAACTTGAATGTTTTGCGAGAGAACACATCGTCAGACTCAGGATCTGTCTGCTTAACAAATACCGGCGCTTTGCGTTGCTGATAAATGAAGGGCTTAACAGGTTTGGTGGTATCAAGAAGAAACCACGCGGTGGCTGAATCAATCCGATCCAGCACAACAACTTCAGCAGTACCTTTATAGATGTTTACCTTGCCGTCTTCTAAGCGGTCGGCTGTCATCAGCGTGCGGGCTTCATCTTCTAAGGCGGGGCCAACACAAAGTACATTCGGGCGAATGCCAAGTGGACGGCCGTGCTCATCCTTAAATCCGCGCATGGCAGTTCGAGCCGCACCATAACTTGCCTTTGCGGCCGCTAAGGTAGCGATGCTGAATGCCGTGGTGATCTTGTTAGACACGACACCTTCACCAACGGGGTGATCGGTATCGCAAAAGTACTGACCGTCAAAGCATGTCAGCGTAAATGCACCGTTCACTAAATCCGCCACAATTTCATCGGGCAATTGCGCGGCAGACTCGCCAGCCATTTCGGCTTGGGGCTTATAAATGCCAAGCTGATCGTCGTCGATATCATTGCGGTCTACTTCAACGGTGACTTCAAAGTCATCATTGGTGATGCTGTAGCCGTGCGCAGAAAGCGAGTCAACTTGCTTCTCCCCAATCCACTTGCGCATCTTGGGAATCTTGCCCAACCATTTATAGTCATTGGTCTTAGTGGTAGACGGCACCAACATGGCAATTTTTTGCCACTGCGGTTCGATCTTGGTAAACGCATTGTGGAAGAGTGTATTCAGGCTTTTGAATACCGCGTCCAATGTCGCTTTATTAATAATCATGAGTGTTAATCTCCGGGCTAAAAAATGTGTTTAGGCTTACTCGACCCAGACGCCGTCAGCGTCCAAACCAACAACAATACCAGCGGCAGAAAGCGAACCGGTGTCATCCGTGAGTGCAACGGTCTCGTCGTCTTCGATGTAGCACGGCTTGCCAAGGCTCGCTTGCACAACAGGGTCTGTGCCGCTGTTTGCAAACTTAAACGGCACACCACGGCGAACGACCACAGTCTTGGCAGCATTCGCACCGGCGCTGTTATCAACATGCTCTTCAGCACGACCGAGGTACGTTAAGGTGGCTGCGGCCGCGCCGGGTGTAGCGAAGCCATTGGCATTAGCCGCCACCAGCGCACCAGCAAAAATCTCTACGCTTGCAGCAACGGGAAAAGCTAACAATGTGCCTAGCTTTGTGGGTGTGTTGCGATCAGCTGTTAAAGCCATGATCAATATCCTCTAAAAATTAATGGGTGATTACGGCGCGTTTAAATAACGGTCGCGGGGTCAAGTCCAAGCTGGGCGCAACAAGCTGCCAGCTCATCTGATGGCGCGTCTTTTTTATCGCCACGCTCTTCGCCATTGGTTTGGGTGCCAGAGAGCGCCGCAATCGACTGGGCGTTTTCTAGGTAAGTACTCAGGCTGGCTAAGTTGTGATTACCTAAATCTGTTGCCCATTCTTTCTGAGCAGGCAGCAGCTTCTTATCTGCAATACCTGCAGCAACCATTTCCGTTACCTTGTCGGTATTAATAGAAGTAGTCAGCGCAGCCACTTGGGTTTTCAGCTCTTCAACAACCGACACCGGCACATACTTGGCTGGGTCAACCTTGGCAGCAGTTGCAAGCTGAGTAGATAAAGCCGCGACTTTGGTTTCTGCATCAGCGGCTTTGTCTGCCATGCTCATTAAGTTGGCAACAGCGCCCATCGCATCTTCTTCGGTTGCGTCTTCAGCCAAGCCGAGTCGTGCAAGCAGCTTCTTTAGTAATTCGTTCATGACGGTATCGTCTCCGGTAACATTTTTAGATGGATTGAACATAGTGCTGGCAGCGGCAAGGATCTCGTCCATACCGTCCAACGCGGGGAAGTTGGTGATCGCTGCCATGAGCAGCTGAGAAACGTCGCCATTGTCGGCGTGATAAAAGACCGGCGAGATAAAACGGTATTCTTTATTCTTAACGTACTCGGCGGCTTTCGGTGTCCACTTCACGTCGGTCGCATAAAGACCATCGCCTTCACGCCATTCAAGCGCCGTGAACCAGCCTGCAGCAGGTGCGGGCGTACCACTTTTATCGGCGTGCAATGTTTGGTGGTTGTAGTCAATTACGAAGGGCGTATTGCGGGCATCAGCCAAAGCAATAAGTTGTTGCGCCACATTTGCATCGATGCGCCATGCGCCAATGCCTTCTGGGCGACCGTCACGTGCGCGGAATTCCCCTGCAGGGAAAAGCTGAATCTCTGATCCAGCGTTAATTTCAACCGTAGATGCGCAAACCGCCAGCGAAAGCTTGAGGGCGGTTGAGCAAACGGCAATGGCGAGGTGGTGTTTTTTCATGACCCCATTGTTGCGGAGTCATCGGGGGCAAATAAGGTGAAGCACTTCAGCAGAGGAGCAAGCGGGGCTGAAGGCGAACACAGAGTAGCCCAACGGCGTCAAACTGGCAATTTCAAGTTGCCGCCACAATCGCGTTGTGTGCCAAATTAGCTCGCGCATCGCTACCGTTGCCGCCAGCTACCCCCCAAAATCGCGCACAAGCAAATTTAAACACCTTTTAAACAGGGTCTAGGTTCTGGTCTTGGGGGAGATTTGCCAATAGTCGGCCATTTTGGCCATTATTGGCTGGTGGATTTCCCTATCGTTGCTCTCAAAGCGATAGGTGGCGTTTAATGATATCCACAACCTCGTCGCGGTGATCTGCCGTGAGTCCGGCATATGGTCGCGCCGGAATCTTTACCTTACGGTTTTTACCCGCCATGCCACCAAAGTGTTGAATAGCGGCGTAAGGTTTATTACTTGCGGCTACCGCATGACGGTTAGACCAGCTCGGCGCAAAGCTCGCGGCCAATCCTCCCTGGCTAATTTGCAGCATCTTGCCCGGCCACGTCCCTTGTTTGATACGCAGGGCAACGGTCACATCAGATAATGGCTGCCACACCTCGCCGGTTTCGGGGTCAGCCTCTTGATCAAAGCTCTCTTCAATACTATCGGCCAGCGTTGCCGATATCGCTCGCATGGCTGGCGTCATGTCTTGCATTTGACCAAGCAGACGGCGCAATGCCCCCTCAACATCATCCCCAACAATGCTAATGGCGATCTCAGCGCTCATGGCTTATACTCCTCTGCAAGTTTCTGCGGCAAAGAATCTCGCTGCGAATGCCGCGCCGTGCCTGCTTAGGCCGGTGTGCCCTGTGCCTGACAGGGCTGTGTAACCACGCTAGTGATGCGAGCCTAGCGAGCAGAAACCATTGGGCTATCAGGCGCAGCCCCCTAATTCCCACCACGCAACACCTCACCTTTTTTAATATCTGCTTTACGGGTACCGTCACGCACTGGGTGATAGCTCACCACAAACAATTCGCCAGGCTGCGTTCGCTTCAACACCAACCTAAACAACTGATTGCCTTCGGTATGGTAAAACGTCAAATTGCGCGCAGTCTGAATAATGTCTGTCGCGTTGTTAATGGCGCTCTGAATCTGACGGTAACTTGCCAAGCTTACCGGCTGGCCAGCGCGATTAATGAGCTGCTTGGCTAGCGTGTCCTGGCTCAACAATACCTGGTTCGTTTGCACTGCCATCACCGCTTGCAGGTTGGGAGCAAGCGAGGCCACCGGCATCCACTCTTTAGACAGCAGCGGCTTAACCTCATCAAGCAGCACCGCATTACTTAGACCAGGGCGCTGCGTTGTTGTTTGCGTTACCGCCTTGTCGATACGGCGATAAAAGTCTTCAAACGGTGGGCCGCTTACTGCGCCTTCAATATATTGTTTAGCGGTCGCGTAAGGGTAGTTATCTAAGTCTGGCTGCCAATGCGCTGCGCCGGGGTTATAGCTCCATCCCGCGCCTGGCTTAAAAGTCTCTCCACCACCCAGGTCGTAGCCTGTCACTGGCTGTACTTCGCCGGTGCGCTTACTTACCAGCTCCATCGACTCGCGCAATTTACCGTCAGATGCTTCAACAGAGAGTCCTTTTTGCTTCACTTGTTTTTCAGTAAGCGCTCGCACGCGGCAACGGCAACCCCAGTCATTGGGCGGGTACATACTTTGCCAGATCGGATCATCCCAGCGGAATACACGCTTGTGCATTGCCCGGTGCTTGTCGCGGGTCGCGGCATCGTCAATCGCTATGTACTGCCAGTACGGCCGCTCACTCGCATTCTCATCCATGCCCTTCCAGCGGCCAGCCATATACGACGTTTGCAGGTTGGTGCCGTAAATGGTTTTTAATCGACGGACGCTGCCAAGCTGTACCTGCTCGGCCACGCCTTGCGAGTCCACTACGATCTGCTTGCCCCACCAGCCCTTATTGCGCAGGGTAGGTTCAAGGTCTTTTTTGAAATCGGCAAAGATGGTGCCATTGGCAATAGCACCGTCGACCGCGCCGCGAATATCCTGCAGCACATCTAGCCGCGCTACCTTGGCGACGGTAAATGCCTTGGCGTTTGCCTCTTGGTATGTGTCATACCAGTTCCACGATATGCGATGGCCCTTGTTGCGGAAGTACTCCACGGCTTTGGCGGGGGCTAAAGTGAAGGCGTAGCCTAGGTCTACTGGTTCAGGCATTTTAAACAGACCATTTGGCGATACCTGACCAGGCTATGGCGATTGCCAAAACGGCAATTTGAACCTGAAACACAACTAATACGGACTTAAGAATGCCCGCATTTGAGGTGTTTTGTTCCAACGCTTTATCGCTAGCAGCACAGATATCAATAAGAAAATTGTTAAAGGCAACCTCCACATCCTTCACTAGATACTCATCAAATAGCACATCGGTGTTTGTGCTGCCTGGTATTGCAGCTAAGCCTGGTAGCAATGATTTTGCTGCAAACCAATAGAGTAAAACTGACAATAAGCAAACTAGCCCAAGAAGAACAGATTCAACATCCAGCCCAGAGCTTTGGCGCGGTAAAAACTTAGCTGCTGATACAATTCCGACAATTGCAGTGGACGCCGCGCAAACAGCTGCTACTCTTTTACGCAGCATTTCGTTAAATTCGTATAGCTTGTTTAACCGTTCCTTAGCTAGCGACATAACGGTTGCTTGCTGATAATTTAAATCACTCATAAGGTGCACCTATGACAAACAGAAGATTCCCTGAAGATAATAGCTCAGAAGAGAAACCTAAAAGACCGGACCCAGAAGAACATAAACCACAAATCACCGAGGCTGCCAATTCAGTAGACTGGGATTCATTGCTGAAAAAACAAGAGCGGGATCGGAAAGAGTAACCATCGAGTTACACATTCAACCGTCCCCACGTCTCTGCGACAAAAAATAACCTGGTCAGCAGCTCTTCAATCCCGCCTGTATCTAAGGCGGGGTACAAATCACTCAAGTCGTCCTGCAGCGCTTCTAAACTATCGCCGCCATTAATACGGGCAATAAGCGCCGCGAGCATGGCTTCGGCTTGCTGCTGCTGCACTTCTGGTGGGATCTGATCTAACACGCTATCAAGCGCTGTTTGAGGCAGCGGTAAACGGCTATTGAGCGCAGCTAATTGATACTGCCGAGTGCTTAATGCGGCTGGGTCTGCAGGCGGCGATGGCGGCTTTAGAATAGCCTCACCGTTTTCGGGTTTGGGTATGCCCAGCTTCTCGTGCGCGTAATTGACCGGAACCTGCACACCAATGCTTACCAGTTTTGGCAAAGCGTCGGAATAGGCCGTCATGTCGTCTGGCTCGCTGGTATCAAACACAAAGCGCGGTGCATTGCGCATGCCGTTTATGCCAGGCAAGTTAAGTGCGGCAATCGGATACAGCAGATCGCGGGTAATCGATGCAGCAATTTGCTTTAGATCGCCGTCGCGAATATCCATGCGCACTTCATTGTGGATATTGCCGAGTGCGTTGGTGCTGCTTTTGCCATCGGCCTGACTGGTGAGCGTTTGACCTATAATCGCCTTACTTTGGGTGCGCTCACAGAACGCGATCATCGATTCAAAGGGGCCACTGGCTCCCTCGGCCGCTTCGGTAAACTCAATGTCCATGCCGTCTGGAATAATGCCTGCAGCATTGTGACCAATACCGACGACGGCTTGCATGAGCGTCCATTTTTCTTGCTCACCTGCACCGCTAGGGTATTTACCCAGCCGCATTGGCAAACCGTAAATTTCCAAGAACTCCGCCAGATCCCGCACGCTGTAGTTTTTAAACAGGTAAGGCCACGCCAGCACGCGCACCAAGCCCGCTCTGGTAACGTAGCCGGGCTTAGCTTTATGTACGTGAGAGATCCAACCAAAAGGCCGCAGCGATTCGCCCATGCCGGTCTCGTTGCGCAGACGCAGCGAGTTGCGATTATCTTGCGGCGTCATAAACCAGCTAGATGGCCGGTGCTCAACACGCACAGGTACCAGATACCCTTCAACCAGCTCCCACTCCAACTCTAAGTTTGAGTAGCCGTGGCCGATCGCATCTGCCATGTCCAAAATAATTGATTCAATATCGGGTATGTTTTGAAACAGGTCTTCTACAAATTCCGCATTGCGAGTGGCTTTAGCATCAGCCCCTTTGGGCGGCACAATACTCCACGGCACATTGATCAAAGAGCGACGGCGCTTGCCCATTTCAGCAAATATGTGGCCGTCTTTTTCTTCCATGTCTTCCATCAGTTCGCACTGGTCCACAAGATTACCTTGCTCGGCATCTTGCATAATGCGGGCGACTTTAGACGGCGTTAAGCCACGGCTAGGATGGCCAGCAAAGGTTTGGTTTAAAAACCCCAAGGCACTGCGCTCGGTTTGCTGCTCATTCAGATCCGGCACCGTAAACGGCCTGCCGTACTGGTCGACGATTGTGCTGGAGCGATTCACTTTAATCACCACGCACCTCCTTTTGATATTTGCATATCGCTGTCATTGTCTATCGCTTCCCATTGGCTGCGTTTGTTGGGCACGGGTGTCCAGGCGATTTCACCACCGTCTTCAAAGCTGGCGGCATAGGCCAAGGCCAGTGCGATCGCCGCATCGCCGTGACGTTGTTTATCTTTCGTGCCAGTGTTGCCATCTGGGACTTTAGCGATACCCTTAATGACTTGGATGGCGCGTAGATCGCTGGCTATCTCATCGTCTTTAGGAATGCGGATACCATCGTCTTCAAAGCCAGCTTTAAAGCGTGGCATATTCTCTAGGTACCATGATTGCGAGAGCATCACTTCGTCGGTACGACCGGCACCGTATTTATACTTGGCTTGCTCTGCCAAGTACTGGCCATTACCACGCGCATCCAGCTTGAGCTTGCAAAGGCGCGGCAAACGATCGCAGATGAAATACAAAATCTGTTCTTGCTGCTTAAACGGCACATTTTGCAGCTCAACAATAAACGGCACCCGGCGCATCAAATCTGATTCAATCGCCATTGGTGCCATAATGGTTAAGTCACCATTGCGGGCAAAGTCTTCGCCAAAGGCATGACGTAACACCGGATTAAGCGTGATTAAAACGGGCAGTAAATGCTTGTTACACCAGTCTTCAATTTCCGCGTAACGTAAGTGTTCCGGCCATGCATTGAACTCGGCGGTACCGGAATAGCGAAACACCGGCGCGTCAAACATGCGAGACTCAACCAAGGCGCGTGACAGATATGCACGGCCGCCAGACTTGGGCACGCAGTAATATTCTTCTTGGGCATCGTCTGCGCTCGCGGTGTTTTTAAGCAAGCCAGCAACCCACTTAGCCTCAGCGTCTGCAGACCATACCTTTTTGGTGATCTGACAGATCCGCTTATACAGACCTTGCCGGCACGCGTCGTCCAAGGTTATACGGTGAACGCTGTAGTCTTTTTTACCAGCGCGGCTATCGTTGATGATTTCGTTAAAGAGGTTTTCAACACCATTATGAGTACTGATTAAACGGACTTTACTACCCCACATTGTGAGTGCCAGCGCGGCCTTGAGTACTTCAGCGAGCTGCTCGTGAAACGCAGCCTCATCGATAGTGACATTACCTTGCATACCACGCAGGTTTGACGGCCGCGAGCTAAGTGCTTGCACCTTAAAGCCACTGGCAAAGTTAACGACAAAGGTCAGTATGTCTTTGTCTTCGTCGATCAGGATCTCTTCTTCAATTTCTCCGGCTGCTTGATCAAATAACTTTGCCCACATCGCCACGGCGTCGATAAATTCGCGGGCCATTTCTTTGTTAGAGCCAACATAGAAGTGATTACAGCCACCGGCCGCACGCGATGCGCCGGCACACAATGTGCCGTCGGCCGCTTCGGCCCATGTCAATCCAGTACGTCGTGACTTCTCCGCAATCTTAAGCTGAGACGGATCTGCAACCCAGTCGCGCTGATATTGCAAAAGGACTTCGTTTGCGTCGAAGTCCTTATACCAGTTCGGGTCGTTGACGGTGCCGCCGCCAAGGACTTTGCCAATGCCGATGTCAGTCATTTATTGAGAAGCCCTCGAATAAAAGCAGCCGCAACGATGGCAACGGCGATATCACCACAGCCATCGACAATTGCCTGCGCAATGCTTAACTCATCCATTAGGCAATCCCCAGAATCTTATTCTTAATAGTCTGTACGGCTTCAGCACTGAGGCCAGCTTCTTTGGCCACCTTTTCTGTCTCGGTGGCGGCTTGGTCGGCAAAGGCTTTGCGGATCTGCTGTTCGCGTTTCGCATTCATTTCAGCGGCGCGAGACAGTCGCTGAATAGCCAAAGCGATATCCTTCATTTCTTCAGGATCGATCAACTCATCGTCTGCAGCTTCAGCAGCCTTAAGTGAGATTTTAAACAGCACACCCTGCATCATTTCAGTTACAAGCTGCATGACGTCGCTGGTTGGCTCATCACCAAAACGCGCCATCCAAGCGTTGGCTATTTCGCGAGTCTCGCGCAGCTTTGCACCCACTGATTCCATGCGGGTGCTATAGCGGTTAAGACCACTGCGGCTAAGTTGATCGTCTTCCGGCAGCAGCTTATTGATATGGTCTAAAATTTCCTGCTGGGTACGACTGCCATCCCGCAGTAACTTATCCAGCGCCTGCTTAATATTGTCAGGCAACTTTTCAACTTTAGACGGGCGGCCCCGCGTGCGACGGTCTGCCATATCAATCACTCGGCCCAGGGCGCTTAACACCCGGCACTTGCGCATTGCCTGCAGCAACGTCTGCACCACGTCCAGTAAGTTTGGCAACCACTACACTTGCAACTTGATGTGTTTTGACCAAGCCTTGCTCTTCTAACCATGCCAGTTCGGTATGGATAAGATCGCGACCAGGATGATGTCCAAAGTCCGCCAGCGCTGTTTTTATAATCGAACTATTCAGGTCATAGCCTTGCGCCTCAGCAAGCAAGCGCAAAATCACAAGACGTCGATCTTCTTGTATGTGCTTTTGATAATTCATTTATCGTTCCCCTTATTTAAAAGGAATTCGTGAATCAGATTGAGGTTTCGGCTCATGCTACTCAGTTCACCCTGCATAGCGCTCATCGTATTAGCAACGCTGTTTACTTTTTCATGCACTGCCGCCATTTCTGAGTGGCCTGGCAAATGCGATAAATCTTTTTCTAATGAATCGACTCGACGCTCTAATTCGTTTGTGCGACGATCAAATTTCTCCGACACCATATGAATGGTGTCTTCTACCAAGCCAATGTCCCGGTCAATTTTCTTATCTACTTCTTCAATTGACGCTTTTGTTGCGCGAGATCGATTGGTCCACCAAAGATAAATGGCCACACCTGCCATAAAGATCAGCTGCCCAAGGTCAAAGCCAAAGCGCACGGCATCCCAATTCACATCATTTACATTCATTACAATCGCAGCCTTTCGTTTATTCCCTGGCACTCAACACAAAACACGGTTTTCACCGCAGCGCGTCGCTCTGGCGGTATAATCCCGCCGCAATCCTCACACGTGTCGCCACCTTCAATTTGACTGGCCATTTTTTGTCTATGCTTAGCCAAGGCATTCTCACGCTCGCGATCTGCAAACTGCGCCGCTCTCTCAAAGTCGCTTTCATTCACAGTGTGTGCTTACCCATTTATCAATCTCGCCAATCCGTAGCCAACCGCTCCATGCCCACTGGTGTAGCTTGCTGATGTACATCGCCACGTCTTCCTGACTGTATTCGTCTGAGGGGATCTGTGGCGCATCATCTACACCCAACAAACCTGCCGGCACTTGGCACATCACTGGCGTGGGCTGTACTGCAGGAACAATTTGGCCAGCACAGCCGACCAAACTCACAACTAACACAATCAGCAACAATCGCATCATGGCAAAGACTCCAAGGTCTTTCGGAGCACCGGCGCAACAGGGCCATCATCAGATTCTGGTGATTCACTAATGGATTGTTGCTGCAGGGTGTAACTGCGTTGGCGCTCATTGAGCACCGCCTGCAAATGCCGCACAGATTCGTCGGCAGACTTTTGCAATTCAGCTAAGCGATCGGCGCGGCTCTTATTTGCCAACGCGGCGTCTCGCCACTGATCACGCTCGGCAATTAATGAGCCTAGCTTTTGGTCTTTGGCTTGAACAAGATCCTGCAAACTACCAGTCCGCCAGCCGTGGTAAAGCAGCCCACCTAGCGCCAACAAAATAGCAACCACGGTACTGTTGCCTAGCGCGGCACCTATAATGCGTAGCATGTGGATGCTCCCGGCCAACCGGCAGCGATATAGCGCGGCTCAAGGTCGTTTAAAATACGATTAACGTAGTGACGGTTTTCTTTAAACGCAGAAGCGGATCGAGTAGAAAAGCTCTCCACGGAACCCCACCAAACATCAGGACAATGACCTGCGTTCTCAGCCTGCCGCCGGTCGCGTGTTATCCACCCTGGGCCACCGTTGTAGCCGCTCAAGGTAAACGCCCACTTGTCACACTCAGGAATATCCCTCGCGTGCCACGGCTTCACACGCTCAACAATGTGGCGGTCATATCGCACCATTGCCCGCATCGCCCAAACGGGGGAATACGGGGTAGCGTCGCCAAGATCGGAATAGATTTCAGAAATCCATTTTGCTGTGGCAGGAGTGAACTGGGTTAAGCCTACTGCGTAAGGACTTTTAGCATCAGAACGCCAAGAACTTTCTTGATGAATTTGCGCCGCAAATAATGCGACAGGCGCCGCAAGCCCCATCTCTTGCTGGCTGATGCGGGTAAGATCTCGTCGGTAATGATCGGCGCGCTCAGGTATTTGCGCATAGGCAGACAGACATAAAAATAAAGCTAATATAATTAGCGCGGCAAACGTGATATTAAAAACCCGCGACCACGTCATACGCCAAGCCCCAGCGCCAAGATTGAAGCAGCAATAATAATTGCGCGGCGAATCATTGCCGCCGCTAAGGCATGTACCTGCGACGTCGTTAGCGTGCTGGTAATTAATGCGTGCGGGCGGCAGTAATGGAATACCGATCTATCAATCCAATACCCGAGGTAAGCACCTAGCGACAGCTTAGTCAGAGACCACACCAGCACGCCTATTTGGTATGGCGCAACAAAGGCAATAATGCAGGTAAAAACCAAAGCCAAAAACAGCCAAGGCCAAATACGCAATTTGTCAGTTACATGAGATATCACCTCAAGTCTCCATTCGTTAAATATGATTACGATGCAGACTTGAGATTAAAGATTTAGAAGGGATTAAATCAGGTGAAGCGCTTCATCTGTTGGGGTGTTTTGCGGAGAGTGGTTGGCATAGTAGCGGGGAATGAGTGGGCCGTAAAGTGGCCCACTATTGCACGGCGATTATTTGGTCGTGTTCACAATACGATTAAACTGCTTGCGCTTAAAGGTTCTGGCTCTCACGAGTTTCCCGTCATTTTCAAATTGTATGCCTAGCTCGTCGCCATTCACGCTAAAACTAAAGACTCTATTCGGTTCTGTTATTGAAATTATTTTATGGTCTAACAACACATGATTTGAGTCATCAAGTGAACAGCTGTAGTACATATCCGGATCTTGATGTCCCGTAGAATAATTAATTAAATACAACGTTCCAGATTTCATTGGCTTTGACTGTACGCTTTCTAGCGATACGTCAGCTGCCACAGCTGCAGCAGCCTTACAAAGATGCAAAGTATCAAACTGACCTTTGTCTCCCTTGTTACCGCCGCCGATAAAAATAATTGCGGAAATTAAAGTGGCTAGTGCCAAGCCAATGCCACCGATAATTCGCAACACAATATTTCGCCCAAACAGCAGCACCAAAAGCATAAAGAATACTAGAACAACCAGAATAGTTAACACCGCGCTTATCTCCATATTTGTTTATAGCAAATCCTGCTGCGGCGATTCTTCCTCTTCGCCGCATGCAAGTATCGCGTAAATCTGCCGCTCTGTTAAGCCATGCGACAAAGCCAGTTTTTTGGTACTCGCACCACCAGCGCGTTGCGCTCTAATGCTTGCGTCTCGTACAGCGCGCACGGCGGCAATGCAGCGCGGCAATAGCAGCTGCTCGCCACCAAATCGTTCTGCTAACGCAAAGCCATTATGATGACCTAGCATCGCAACAACAGGGTGTTCGGGTGTTATAGCTTCGGGGATATAAAGACGAGTACCGCCAAGATGTTCTACCAGGCGCAGAGTCGCATCGATACCAATTACATCGATCACGTCACTCAGGCTGCCGGGCAGCTGTTGAACATCAAGCCTCACTGGCTTCCCCGTGATTGATGCGCACAATAGACCAGGCAAAAAAGCAGCCGAGGATCTCTACCACTGAAAGCACAAAAATTAGGTCCATGATTCCTTCCTTCTTTTGCGTTCTTGGTCGTACCAAAGCGCAGCGACTATGCGGTTGAGCTGATCTGGCTTGCACCACACCAGCTTCTCAACTTTGCAGATGCGCTTAGCCAGTGCATCGCCGTATGCTTCATCGCGGCCTTCCGCGTGGAGCTGGGCGCGAACCTTGGCGATTTGCGCAGCAGTCGCTTTAGAGGGATTAGGGCGATAGGTTGGCGATTCAAAACCAAGACGTCTCATGTGATCTAGCACCGCAGCGCGGCCGCTGGCATCCAGCTTTGCAGCGCTGCGCACACGGGCGACGGCCCATAGCATTGAACGGTATGGGCTGTCTGGGTCTTTATCTTTCGTATCCAGACCGAGCTTATTCGCGCCCATATGGATTTTGCCCAGCTCAATGCCGCGACGATCGCGTGTGGGTTTGTTAGCCATTGTCTTTCACCGGCTCGGCCACTAACTCTAGACCGTCGATCTTTTTGAACTGGCGGACTAAGCTGGCAGCGGTTTTGAAATCGGGGTTCCAAAATTCAATAACTTTATCTATGTTCGGAAAAACACGCTTCGCTTCACGTACTCCAAAGGTTTTAATCAACTCCTTTTTCTTGCTTGGGGGGTATACCGCTCGTGTCTGACGACGCCACACTTGCTTAACGATGGGATCGTACACAGGGTCTTTGTTGCTGGTCATCCACAAGCCTTTCCAGGAGCCGTCGATGTAAACCACCAATGCAAACGCATTTTCGCTTACACGCTCTTTAGCCACCGATATTTGATGCCCGCTTAAAGTGAATTTAACCTGCGCAAAAAGCCGTGTTAATCGCTCTTCAATGTCTGCCCACTGTTCTTTACTAATGCTCATTGGTGCTTGCCTCCCACACCAGCCTGCAGTCGGTGTCGTAGTAATACTCGCTGAATGATTTACCCTTGTGCGTGCGCAAAACTGCGTGCGGGAAAAGCGTGTTCAACTGTTGGTGGTAGCGAAGCTGGATCGAGACCACGTGTTCAGTGGCCGTCAGCTTTTCAACCTTGATACCAGCCTTATTGATCATCGAATACAGCGGCTGAATCAGTTGATACAAACGCATCGATATCGCTATGTTGTGCTCGCCGGCTGTCATAGCGCTGCAATGTCCAACGCGAGAATGCGATACTGATCGGAGTCACCAACCCGTTTGTAAAATCGTACATAGGCCGTGGCACCGACCGACTGAATAGAATCTTTAAGGGCCTCCATCGCACGTTTCCAGCCTTCGTCATTAATCTCTAAGCGCAGCAGATCTAATACCGCAGCGGTTTTAAGCTGACCTTTGCCATTTGTGCGAAAAGCCCGATCAACCAAAACTTTAATGTTGTCGTTAGCGCCTTCGCTCCAGCGGATGATGCAGTCATTGATTAGCTCGCGGGCCGCTTCCAACTCTTCGGTAAACGCCAGCTGCTCAGCATAGGTACGAATGACTTTGTAGCTGCCGTCGTAAGTGCTAATGCTGACGTTGCCTTTTTTACCACCAAGCTTTACGTCATATTTCTCAGCAGCAATAGAAACCAAATCGGCAATGTCGTTAAGTGCTCTGCACTTAAACGCTTTGATTTGGTCGTGCAGCTTTTCAGCTTCTTGCGCCAGTCCAAATGCAATGTCATCACGCAACTTGTCGTGCTCACGCACCTGAGCAAGTGGGATAAGATGGCCCGCCGCATTGCGGAGGTAGCCTTCTGGGATAGTGTCAGTGTTCATGGTTTTCTCCAGCGTTAAATGTAGGCCGCATTCGGCGGTGGCGACTATGAGTTTTAGGCATTGGCATCAAACCCGCTTTTCGTAAATCCGAGGCCCTTTGCATAACCGTGTGTATCGTTCTGCCAATAGCAAAACTAACCTGTTCCGGTCCCAGCTTTTCGTAGTACTCGATCAAATACTTTTGATCTGAAGTAATCCAAGGTTGGCCATGCTTGTGGTGATACTCAGGGTGGTAATTCATTCGGCCATATCTGTCATAAGTAACTTTCATGTTGGCAACCTCAGCTGCCCACGCAGATCCGGCAATGATTCACGCCGCATGGCGGCAACTTGTTCTAGCGAGCACATGGCTCGATCAAATAAATACTTACAGCAACGAACCAGCTCATCTTCATCACTTGCCATGTAATAGCCAGAGCCTGGGTGAGCACAAACGTGCAGACCCGCCTTGCGTAGCTCTACAACAGCAGCCCTAACAGCGCGCTCATCGCCTGCTGATACCAGCATTGAATCTGCAATCTCTTGCGCCAGCTTCGTCACGGTCACACCGTTTTCTTCACCGATATGACGACTCAACACATGCAAAACGCGGTCAGGGCTGATTTGACTCATGACATTTGTCCTCGCTCTTTTACTCGCAGTACATATACCGGCCGTTCGTTCTCGCAGCGGCCAACCATAATGATCTGGTCGCGCACAATCAGCTTGCAGACAGCAGACTGAATCGCGTCAAATTCCAAACCCATTTCCAAAGCTAAAGCTGTGGTACCCATCGGCCGATCTTTTTCTTTCAACACGTCGAGGATCTGAAAGCAGAGTTTGTCTAAATAGTTGTCGTCGTTATCAATCATGGCTCTAGGCTCCATACTTCAACCTCGCCATCAAAGCTGGTTAGTCTGAAATGCATTCCCAAGCAATGTGGACAAGTCACAACTGAATCCCAAGGTTCGCCATCTTCTGGCGGCTGCAGTGCGAGCAAACTCACGCAACAATCTGGACAGGAGTAATGCAACATCGGTAGTTGCTCGGCTTGGGCACAACGCATTAAGTGAGTTAGGTTATCGACTAGCATGTACGCGCCCTCCGCGTGAAATCGCTTTTACGTGAGCGCTTTGGGCGGCAGTGGTGGCGCAGGGGTTCTATGGCTGTACCATTGCGGTGTGGCAGCTCGTCGACCTCAGCTTCTACACGATCCACTTCAAAGCCGATCGCATCCAAACGGGCTTGTACTGCACGCTGCGCAGGCAGCAGTGGGCGAAACTGATCTTCGTATTTAATTTCATACCGCGCAGGTGCTGCGAGATATTGCTCGAAGGTCACGCCGTGGGACTGCAAGCCGAGTCGAATAAAACGCTCAGCGTAGTGACTAATGTAATTGGGGTGATACATGCTCATGACCGCCTCCCTTCCAGTTTGCTGTTTGCACATCCGGCGCGGCAGGCTCTAAACAGGCGCACTCGCATCGGGTTGATTGGGGCAAAAGGTTTGCGCTGGTGATCCATGCACTGGTTGGACGGGATCTCGCCTAGTACGGGGCAAAATACGGTCTCGCCCATGTAGGCACCGCGCACACGCTTTTCTACTTGAGCAACGTCGCCAAGGTATTTGTCGTTGAGTACTTGGCTGACAACGGCAGGGCTGTAACCAATTTCTTTTGCTACGGTGCGCTGGCCTTTATCTGCCACTTGTTCACGCAGGGCTAAGATCCATGCTGGGTCGCTAATGAGGTGGGCGTTCATGCTTCACCTCCTTGCGACTCGCGCTGCCATACGACCTTGTTTAAGTTGGCATCAAAGAGACTTTTAGTGCGTTGGATTTGTGGCGGCTTAGGGCCAGTCCATTTGGATGGCAACAAGCGGTAGCGCGAGCGAATTGATCCACGCCCTTGTCGTACAACAACCAAGTACTTCGCATGGGACAATATCTTGCAGTACTCTTTGGCGCTGGCTTCAGACACTAAGTAACCGTCAGCATTAATCACCGAGACAAGTTCGAGCCAGTCGAACTCACCAAGGGTTTTCATGCTGCGCCACATGCACTCACGGCCTAAGCCTTGGATGACTTTGCTGCCGTCTTTGCGCAGGCGCGGGGTTTCTACGCCCGTGTTTTTAATTAAGGTATAGGTCGACTCAACACAAACACCGCGATGCTTAGGCACTTTTTCAACACTTAAGTAATTAGCGTTTAAAAGGCGTTCTAAATAGCTGTTAACGGTATGATCATTCACCTCGACCTTTTTGTTTACATAGCAAACCAACTGAGCCTGGGTGAAATTCAGCAGTTCACGTATGGCGCGCCAAATAGCATCTTGGGTACCGTACTGCCCAATACTGGCTGGCTTGCGCCCCATGCCCTTTGCAGCGACTGTCATACCAGCTTCCTTGCTGGCGCTTGACCAGTGTAGAAGCCGCGATTACCCCAGGTCTTTTTATCTACGCTGTCCCAACCTTCTTGCTCAGCAGCAACGCGTACTTTGTCTAGGTTCACGCAGATCCGGCGCACACTGCCGCGAGCCAGTTTGGTAATTTCCCGCTGTAGGTCTGGTTTAATTTCTATACCGCGAGCGTACACACGGCAAAGGCTGGCGGTGTCTTTGTCGCCGGCTGGCTGCGCCGGTACCCAATCTAATATCCGGCCGTCAAAACGTTCCCAACGCTTAAGCTTAGCTGGTAGCTTTTCTTCGCCGATCAACAGCATGGGGGCTTTGCTGCCTTCGTAAATGTCGCGAATAATTTCAACCGCTTTCTTATCAACGATGTGATCCACTTCGTCGATAATCAGCGGCCGTTGGCTTTGCGCTAGCTCTTCAGATATTTGGTCGGTCATTTTGTAAATGGTCGAGGCAGCCGTAATACCCATATCAAGCAGTATGGCTTCGAGCAGCGCTTTCTTAGTCCAGGAGCTGCGGCACTCTACGTAGTGAGCGCGCAAGGTATTGGCAACAAACGTGGCACTGTAGCTTTTGCCAAATCCGCTGGGGCCAAACATAACTACCATGCCAGGCAAAGACTCGGCGCGGTTCTGCGCTCGCTCTACTGCAGCTTTGGTAAGTGCCATGTTGGTCAGCGGTGCCATGCCGCTAATGTTGTCGATATCGGTGATTGTCATGTATTATTTCCTTGTTGTTGATTAGTCATGTAGTCGACGATCTACCGGACAGTCAGTTGCTGCTGACTGTCCGTTCTAGCCTTTCTTGCCAGTCCTCCATAAATTTTTGGTTAGTGAATTCAGGGTTTTCTTCGTTCTTCGCCCACCATTTGGCGTCGATCTGAGAAAGTGTTTCGCCTTGTTCCACAGCCTTACCTACTTTTAACCAGCGCTGGTACGCGGTGCTTTCAGGCTGTGGTTCTTGGATTTCAAATAGCGCTTCAACGTCGGCCATAGAAGCCTCGGCTTGCTTAGTCCAATATTCGTCGGGCGATTTGGTGTCTGGCATTTCTATGGAGGCGCGAGCGGGACGTACCACTTTGCTGGCAACAGGTGCTGGCAACTCTGGGCGCGGTAAGCGCTGAGATACATCTGCCAGATCCATGCGCATTTCGGCTTTCGCTGCTTCCTTGGTGGCCTTAATGAACTTCTTGCGCTCACGGCTGTAGATGCGGCTACCGTCGCTGTCACCAAAGCCTTTGGCTTCTAGGCAGTCTGCGGTGGTAATAAAGCGCCCATCGAGTGTGTAGGCGTGAACCTGCTCGTGCAGGTGGTCGGGATCAAAGCGCACCACAATCTTGATGCCACGATCGCCGTATTCCAGAAGATCTTGTGCAAAGTAACGGTTGCGGCCGTCACGGCCTTGGCCCGTGCGCGCACCGGCCTCTAAAGTAAAGCAGCCGGTTTTATCGACACGGATCGACTCTGCAGTAAGTAGCCACAACCGGCGCTGGGCTTCGGTTGCCTTGCGGATTGGTGCTACGGCATACGATTCGTTAAACACCTGATCAAAGCTCAGCGTACCGCCTGCCATTTGGGTGCGGCGTTTTTCGCGGGCATTCCAGTGAATGATTTCTTCGTTTAGTACCCGCACAAAGTCTTCTAACGGTACCGCTTTGGATGCGTAGTTCTCTGGCTTGGCGGTAACATTTTTGCCGGTATAGGCACCGGCAAAGTCTGGGTGCTGATCAACGTAGTCACCCAAGCCACCGACACCAAAAGCGCGCTCTATAGGTTTAGCTTGGCCGCGACCTTTCGCTTGGGTACCGGCCTTATCCACGCTAGTCCAATGCACCTGCACACCCAGCATAGGGAAGATGCCCAGCGGGTCATCTTCCTTAACTTTAAAGCGGTACCGGTTAGGTACGCCGCCAGTCATCCACTTATTCGCAGCTGCCCTGGTGTTATCGATGGTGGCGTGTGAAGGAATACCAAACTGCTCAACCAGATCGCCAAAGCTCAGACGTATCGAGTCGGTGTTCTCTGTAAGGTCTACCCGATAGGCGAGTAATTTGCGCGAATAGATGTCTTGCCAAAACCACGTTTTAGGGCGATCTACGGTGCCGTCGGGCCACTTAACAAACACGTTGTGCTGGTAGCCATCACCATTGATCCATTCCACCGCGTGCATATTGTGCACGGTGCGTTCAACAGAGGGGAAACGGCCAGATAAAGCATGCTCACCTTCGCGACATAAAATGCGGATAGTCAGCGGGATGCGTTCAATAGACCAACGATTAAAGGTGCGAACTGCTGGGATTTGCCAGCCATGCGCGGCAGCCGCACGCTTCAGGCGCTCGTAACAACTGGCGATTGATGGCTGTTCATTGCGAAGATAATCGGCTTTGAAAAAGTCCCATGCTTCAGGTGCGCACTCTGCACTGCGCTTAGGTTTGCCCTCATGTTGGGGGAGCAGGTGCGCAAGCCAGTTGCTGCGCTCTATGCCTTTTACCAGCTCGACCCACTTGTAAATGGTGGCGCGGTTTGCGGCAAACTCTGCGGCGGCTTTATCGGTGGCGGCAGATTTGCCCGTGCCGCTAAAGATGAGCTTCTCGCGAAATAACAACGCCTCTAATCGACGCTTAGCCTCAGCCTTGGCATTCGCGCCAGCGCGCTCATAGACCTTCCATGCAGTGTCAGCGATGTCTTGCTTTTGGTCAGCAGCGTGACGAGCCTCGGCTAGGATAAGCGGTTGCTGGATGTCTTTGGGGAGGTCGGCTAATGAATAGACCTGACGTGTTCCACCCACAACGGTCTCTGTCGTATTAGGCCACGCCTCTTTGTTAGCGCGGCGGCTAATCGTCGATTGATTAAGCCCAGTAGCGCCAACAATTTCCCTAACTGAAAACTGCCGCTCACTCATAGCGCGCCCCTAGTAAAATGGCGGGAACCCAGATCCCTGCTAAACTGGTTGTCGCCAAACAAACCGAACCAACAAGGAGGGTTCCCAATGAAAAAAATGGATCTAATAAACCAATATTTTGAAAGCGTTCTCGGCCCAGTCGATAAGAGGCGTACTAGGCAGCTATCCCCAATGGAATTCATTGAAGCCTTGTGGCCGTTGAATGACATTTTCAAGCCGCACATCGAGCAAATAGCAACCGTGCGATACAGGCCAAGATTTGAAGCACAAGCGAACGAAGCCATTGAACGCTTTGTCGCAATTCCGAAAATGGAGACTTGGGCGAATTTATCGCCAGGCGTTTGGCGAGTACTCTTAGAGAGACATCGACAAATGATTGATACTGCTGTTGCAAATGACGGGGCTGGAAACATCAATTTTGCCCCCATCCCAGATTCGCTACCCGATGACTGCTTGCTACCAGCCCTAATGCTTCTATGGCTTCACTCAATGGAGCTGCCGTTTCCAGTAAAAGATCGAACTGCTGGCGAATTTCCTGACGGAGATCCTCCGGCATCGATGCGGCGACACTGAATGCCTTCTTCTGGCTCGCCTCGAATATGATGGCGAAGGGACAGCTCATTCCATCACCCCCATCTGTTTCTTCAATTCCTTAATCTTCCGGGCGGCTTCTTCCTTTAGGCGCTCCAGCTTTCCCAGCTCTGCATTCAATGCATCGCGGCCAATCAACAGCCTTCCGCCGCGCACTCCAGCGAGCCAATTGGTAATAAGGTGGCTGTTACAGGCTTCTTCCAGCGCAGGCACAACCCAAAGCGGTAAATTGAACTCGTCACGCCCCTCAGAGCTGTAAGCGTCCAACATGTATTTAGAGACTTCTTTACCCGTCAGGCGGGAACAGGCAGCGGCAATGTCATAGCGGTCACCTTCGGCACTCTTCAACATCACCCCAACCAAACCAGCTACCGTTGCGCGGTAATTAAGACCTGCGGGAATGGCAGCTGCAGGTTGCGGAACCTCAAACAAGTCGAGGGTTTGGGTGTCTTTAGCTCGGCGACTCATGTCTACGCCACCTGTTCATTATGGACATTGCGATACCCGCAACGGGTGTTATCATGAACACCATTGGAAACAGACTTTTTTGGGCGCCCCATTCGGTAAATCGGCAGGCCGTCTTTGTCATACCGTTCTGGAAAAAGTTGGCTTGGCTCAAGCTCTAAAAAATCAGCAAGCACTCGCTCCATTCGGGGGTAGGTTTTATTGAACGCTGAGTAAAGACAGGCGCGGCTCACGCCCGCATCACTGGCAACTTTAGCCAGCGATTGCCCGCGCATTTGAACCTGATACTTGATCCAAGCACGGCGCTTTACCGGGTCACGGAGAAGCTCTTTATTTCTGTTATCTAATTTAGTCATGGGTATAAACATTACGCCGCATTGTGCGCCATGTCAACACCGCTTTGTGCGCATATCTTTATTTTTTAGTCACAATGCCGCGTAATTTGTATAAGTTATTTAAAAACAACAGGTTATGGTTTTTAATATTTGCTAATAGGGCTATGCGTTGCCGCATACCTTGACGAGAAGAAAGTTATGCACGACCAAATCGCAATAGGCAATAGGATAAAAGCTGTCCGCGAACTGCTTGGATATACGCAATCCGGCATATCCGCGCAGTGCGGTAGCAAACTTCGCTCATGGCAAGAATATGAAAAAGGAGGCCGCAGCCCTGGCAGCCAAGTGATCGCAGGTCTAGTGAGTATCGGCGTTAACGCAAACTGGCTATTGACCGGCGAAGGCGAAATGTTAACGGCAGCTAATAACGGCGCTGCTGAACCACTGCTTTCGTATTCAGTTGCAAGCGATGATTACGCTTACGTGCAAAAGCTCGTAGATGTCCACGTTTCGGCTGGAGACGGCGCAGAACCGAGCGATGGCGACGGAATTGAAGAACTCGCATTTAAGCGTAAATGGCTTGCTATGGAGGGTTTGTCAGCCAAGAACCTGCGTGTGGTGGCGTGTCGCGGCGACTCAATGGCACCGACAATCCCAGAGGATTCAACGCTTCTGGTCGATATCAGTCAGAATGACTTTGTGCGAGAGGGTGTTTACGTGATCCGCCTAGATGGACACTTGTTCGCTAAACGCTTACAGCGCGGGCAAGGCGGCTCAATTCATGTCATTAGCGATAATACGCTGTATGATAAAATCATCGTCACGCCAGAAAAGCATGACTTCCAAATGATCGGAAAAGCAGTCTGGCTTGGGCACACTATGTAAACGATCTTTAATTCCACATTAACCGTATAATATTGCTGTCGTGATGTAAGTGGCGCACTTTGCTGATTAAGCCAAATTTGTCGAATTTGTCGCGCCACATCAAATTCCTACGTGGCCACATGCTGAGCGTTTCAATGCCGCGTCATCCGTGACTCTCCCACTAGCTCCAGCCTAATCCCGCTTGTTTCCGGTTTGTCGCGTTCTTAATGGCCCCATACAATCCCGGTCTACAGGTGGGTACCCAAATTTAGCCAGCACCAATATTAAGCCAACCTTTAAGCCCGTCTTGATGTCGTCCCGCTGGCTCCAGTCGGTGTATTTCACTTTGTCTTGCACTACTTCTTTCACGGCTTTGGCTAGATCGAGGAGCCTGTCTTCTGGGTAGGTGAAGTCGTACTTAACAGCGAGACGAGCCAGGATGTCGTAGAAGGCCTTTTCTTCGAGGTCGATACCCATGTCTTCGAAAGAACCAATCTCGCGCTTGAGGTCATGGATCATATCCATGATTTCAACGGAGAAGTCTTCCAATACGCCGCTGACCAATACATCGTCTTCGCTGCGCTCATTGTAGTTGTCGACCAATGTCCGAAACTTCTTCGAGAAGTCCATGGCTTGCACTTTGTTGATCTTTTTGAAGTCCTCGATGGCCTTAGCCAAAAGCTGCTGCAGTAGTTTTATCTTAGTGTTGGGCAGTTTGATCTTGTCGATCTTGGCCATGTAGTCGTCATCAAAAATGTCGATCGCGCTCTGGGCCCCATCACCCATTTTAAGAATCTCTTCGACGCCGTCTGACTTCAGAGCCTCACTGATCATCTCCCGCACCCGGGCGTTCATTTGCGCGGTGTCAGGGCCATTGCCCTTGGTGAGTTTAAAGACGATGGAGCGCACCGCCAGATAGAAGTGAATCTGGTCTCGGTCGTTTTGGTTTATGCCGTCAGCGCCGCAGCAGATGTCGTATGCAGCCTTCATGCGCTTGGCCAGCGCCATAAAGCGTTTCTCAATCTGCTCGGTAGAGAGCGCAAACTCTGCCGCCATGTTCAGGCAGTTGAGCTGTTCAAGTGGACTGCCGTGGTAGTACAGGCTGGAATCAAACCGATGGAACATCTTGTTGAGCAAGTCGAGGTGGTCTTTGACCACAATGATGGACTGGCCAATCTCTTCGATATTCTGCTGGTCGGCCTTGTTGTAATGGGCCAACGCCAAGTTCATCTGCTTTTTGATGCCGATGTAATCCAACAATTACGTCTCTATTTTTACTTCCATGCCCTATCGTAATTTACTTACAGCCGAGGCCTTAAGTTGCATTCCAAAAACAAAAAAGCCCGCTAATAAAGCGGGCAAGGTGGGTGTCAATAATAAGTGCGTAAATTACATAAAGTTATACGCGAAGCTAATACCATAAGTGACCGGTTTAGCCGCATAGCGAACGACGACATCTTGAGTTACAAATTGGTTGCTCCAGTAATATTCATCGGTCACGTTGCGGCCCCATACCGTTGCGCTCCATACTCCATCTAAAGATTCAACGCCCGCACGTAAGTCCAAGGTTGTGAAGCTATTGATACGGGTTTTATCTGGGTCGCCAAAGGTTGAGTTTGCTTCGCTGTTATACATCAGATTGGCCCCTACAAAAGCACCTAGCGTGCTGCTAATTGGCAGACGGTAATCCGCGTCTGCAACAAAATGAAAATCAGGAGTGAACGGCAGCTCAGATCCAGCGAAGTCTCCCTGCTCTCGCACACCATTTAAGCCGTCTTCATCTTGTCCTGTGGTGGGATTAACGAATGTGTACCATTCATTAACTTCGGTATCTACATACGTGCCAGAGGCGCGCAACATAAGGCCGTCGATGGGCGTATACGTTAGCTCCATCTCAAAACCTTGAATGGTAGATTCTGGTATATTCACTAAGCGATCTAGCTGGTTATACACCGGATCTTTAACACTCCCGCGCACCTGCTTATCGTTATATTCATAGTAGAAGACGGCTGAGTTTAGCTGCGCTTTACGATCCGCCAGCGTCCATTTAAAACCCGCCTCTAAGGCTTGCACTGATTCTTGCGTAACTGGCTCAAATTGTGATGTGGTCGATGCTGGCAATATCGGATAGCTGCCCGTTTTGTAACCCTTAGATGCGAGTGTGTATAGCAACAGGTCATCGTCAACACGGTAATTTAGGCCAAACCGCCAAGACACATTGTCTTCATCTAAGGTGTCTTGATAAGGAGTGCGACTAACATCCGCAGTCGCTGCATCCAAGCTCACGCATTCGCCTGGCACGATAACAGTTGTTCCCGGCGCCTGCCCTTTCAAGGCATCAGAAAAGAACGCAAAGGTGGCGTTTAAACCAGGATCAGTATTATGACTACAAGAGGTAAAATCATTTTTACTTTGTGTGAAACGAACACCCGCAAGCACGGTAAGCTGTTCACTCAGGTCGTATTCTAAATTAGCGAATATGCCAACATCCTCAATATCTTGAGTAATACTGGTGGTAGATTTCTGGATAAACGGGCCACCGGGGTTTAGTGCGTATTTTTGCCTACTATGAACACCGATTTTCGCCCATCGTGAACACCTAATTTTCTCAACTGTGAACATTGAATTTTGTCGAACCGTGAACACTT